TCCGATCTCAAATTAAGCGAGAAACAGGCTATTGCCTGGGAATACCTGCATGATCAAATCCATACAGAGATATTCTACGGTGGGGGTGCCGGAGGAGGAAAGTCAAGATTAGGATGTGAGTGGGCCATAGAATTGTGTTTAAAATACCCCGGAATCAGAGGAATGATGGGCCGGGCAGTTCTTAAAGCATTGAAGGACTCAACACTTTTAACTTTTTTTGAAGTAGCAAGACGCTGGGGCCTGGAGATGAAGAGAGACTTCAAATACAATGCCATCGAAGGCATCATAAAATTCTACAATGGAAGCTCAATTTATCTTAAAGATTTGTTTTTATATCCAAGTGATCCTGAATTCGATAGTCTAGGAAGTACAGAATACACTTTCGCATTCATAGATGAAGCAAGCCAGATCACAGAGAAGGCAAAGAACATAGTCATGTCTAGATTAAGATTTAAGTTAGATGAATTTGGAATGATTCCGAAACTATTCGTAGCATCAAACCCTAGTAAGAATTTCCTTTATTATCATTTCTACAAGCCATGGACAGAGGGAACCCTTGAAAAATACAGGGCATTTATTCCAGCATTAGTAGGAGATAATCCTTTTATCTCGGATTTTTATGTTGAAAACCTACACAAACTAGACAGGATAAGCAAGGAAAGATTACTATACGGAAACTTCGAATACGATGATGATCCCTCAAGATTATTTGAATATGACTCTATAATAGATCTCTTTACAAACGAGGCTTTACGTGGAGAGAAGTACTGCATTGTTGATGTTGCCGGCAGAGGAAAAAACCGGACAATGATAAGTATATGGGATGGTTTATTTATCACAAAAGTGTATAATGAAGATAACATTTCAAGTGAGGAATTGGATATTATATTATCCAGACACAAAGTTTCCAGGAGCAAATGTGCGATAGATGAAGATGGTGTAGGGTTTGGCCTGGTGAAAGAAATGAAAGGAGTAAAAGGATTTGTAAACAATGCGCAGCCCTTCAAGAAAAAAAAAGAGACAGAACAAGATAAGGCCTTAAGAAATTACAGGAACCTTAAAGCTCAATGCTGGTTTGAATTATCTGATTATATAAACAAGGGATTGATAGGGATATACAGAGACATCCCAATAGATATAAAGAAAATTCTTATAGAAGACCTGGAACAGATCAAGCAAAAGGATCCGGGGAAAGACCAACCTCTAACGATAATCTCTAAGGAAGACATCAAAAAGCAATTAGGAAGGAGCACAGATCTAGGAGATACAATGATGATGAGGATGTATTTTATAGTGAGCAAAAGAGATCTCGCATGGGCTATTTAGTATGACTAACAGTAGTTAAAGAAATTCTTAGTATAGTTTAACGTTAAAAACAGTAGTTAAAGTGGGCTTTACTTACAATGTTTCTCGTGATTTCTTCTTGCCCATTCCATCATATATCCTTTTTGGCAGACAGAACACTTATATCTATTTCTTAAAACCTTGCAGTTTGAATTATGACTTGCCATTTAACCCCCATAACATTTAAATTATGCCATGGAAGTTTTTTCCTTAATCATTTCAAAATAAGTTTTAAGATATTTATAAATATATGGACCTGCAGGGAATTGAACCCTGTCCCTCTGATTGCAGGTCAGAGATGCCACCATTGCACTTCAGGCCCTTTAAGATACTAATTTGAATAATGTTTATAAAGAATGACTGGTTATAAATATTATTACTCTCATCTCACACTCATGACAAAGAAAGGCAAAAAATTTCCTAATCGAAAGAGTTCTAAACCACTCTCCAGATCACATAGGGATAAAATCGGTTATTTTATGATGGGAAATAAAAGAGGGATGAAAAATAGATTTAAGGAAGGACATGAATTAAACACAGGAGATAAAAATCCTAATTGGCAGGGAGGAATTTCTAATAGTCCTTACGGAAAGAAATTTAACAAAAAACTTAAAAGTAAAATAAAAATAAGAGACAACAATGAATGTATCTTATGTAGGTTAAAACTGGAAAGGGAAAAGGAGGAATTATCATCACAGATTTATTGGGTTAGAACTTTATTGATAACAAAGATGGAGGCAAATATGAATAGAAGATTGTCAATTCATCACATTGATTATGATAAGAAAAACAATAAAAAAGATAATTTAATCACTCTATGCAGTTCACATCACATAGAAACTAATTATAAAAGGGATCATTGGAAGAAGTTTTTACAATCCCTATTAAGAGAGAAATATGATTATCAATATCAAATGGAGGAGGTTACAATAAAATCGCAGAGGAAAATCTCAATAAAGGATTCATAAATACTTTTAAAAGATTGATTGGAAGAATCACAAAAAAGGCAGCGATACCTGTAGCTATGATTTCTGAACAATCAAGAGATGAATTAAACAAAGCACTGGAACCCAAGTTCTTATTCAAGCCGCCATTTGGATATCCGCGTAATGTTAATTTATTTGAGATCAGAAGGCTGGCTGCAACGCCTTATGTAGAAATGTGTATTTCTACAATCATAGATGAAGTTTCAGCAGTCCCATGGATCATAGGTGTAGAGGAAGGTGAAGAGGAAGAAGGGAAAGAAGATCAACTGGAACATGTAAGAAAATTCTTCGACAATCCAAACACTAACAAAGAGAGTTTTGAGAAGATAATGAGAAAAGTTATTCGTGATATTCTAGAAGTTGACTCAGGAATTATAGTCAAGCAATTTAATCTCAAGGAAGAGATGGTCGGACTTGTAGCCAAGGATGGAGCAACATTCACAAAGAATCCAAATATTTATGGAATGTTTACAGACCGAGACGAATTATTAATTGATGCATCAATAGTTAGAAGTGCTAAAGAAGGTTTCAATATAGGTGCTGGAGCTCTAACTTACACAGAAGCAAGAGAGAGAGGAGCTTACTTCCAGTATGGTTGGGTGACAGGAATAAGACCAATTCCATTTGGAAAGAGGGAGATTGTATGGTTCGAACAGCACCCACGTACAGATCAATTCTATGGAAGAAGCCCTATAGAAATCCTTGCTGATACAATACAGATGCTGATATACGGGATAGACAGCAATTTGAAATATTATTCAGATAACAATATTCCGAGAGGTGTCCTGGGTTTAGAGGACAGCGACGCAGATGCAGTAGAAGCATTTAGCGATAAATGGAATGAGAAGAACAGAGAGGTAGATATAGTGGGGAATTGGGTAAGGAAACCATATCATATTCCAATAATAAATAAGAAACCAACATTCACCAGAATACAATTTTCTAACCTTGAGCTCGAGGCAATAGCACAGCAGAAGTGGTTCAGCAAGATGGTATGGGCCGTATTTGGGGTCACAGCAACAGAGCTAGGATACACCGAGGACGCTAAAGGGATGGCCAATCAGATAGTACAGAGCCAGGTATTCAGAAAGAGGGCGATTAATCCACTTCTAAGAATGATTGAATTTCATATAAACAAGGAGATCATATCTGAGTTCGAATACGAAGGGATAGAGTTCAAATACAAGATGTTCGATGTAGAAGAGGAAAGAAAGAAAGCTGAGTTATATAAAATTCAGATGGCTACTTTTAGAACACCTAACGAAATAAGAAGAGATGAGGGTCTTGAAGAATTAGAAGGAGAAGATAAATTAAGAAAACCTGCCCCAAAACAGAGTCCATTTGGTTTTGGAGGCGGTTCTAGTCCATTCCCGAGCAGTGAGGAAATGCGTGAGCAAGCAGGAATGGGAGAGAAAGCAGATTTAGAGACTAAACCCTTTGCTGGATTTAGGAATTTTCAAGATTGTGTTAATAAAAACAGGAACAAAAGAGATCCCAAGGCTTACTGTGCTTCAATACAAAGACAAGTAGAGAAGAAAGCATTAGCAACAGCAGCAGCAATGTCAGCTCCTTTATTTCCAAAAGAAGGTGAAGGTCTGGAATTAAGAATCAAAAAATTAATGAGAGATAACAAGAAAAAAGTTATTGATCTACTGGAGAAAGAAGAGGGTCAGCAGCAAATAGCCAAATTGAAAGACACACGTGATGTCGTTAAGTTCCTAGGAGCTTTGCTTACTTTTGAGGGTTTGAAAGAAATCAGTGATATAACAATTAGAGAAGTTTTCCAAAAAGGCTGGGATAAATCAGAAGAAATTTTAAATAGAAATATTATGATGAACCAAGAAGTCATTGAGGTTCTCAAAGATCATACCTTTAATAATATTCAAGGTATGACTGAAGAAATAGCAGATGACTTAAGACAGGAATTGCAAAGAGGTTTTATCAACGGCGAAGGGATAACCCAGTTAAAAGAAAGAGTCGACAAGGTATTTGATGTGGGAGAGGAAAGAGCTGTGATGATCGCCAGGACCGAAACAAACAGGGCAGAAAACCAAGGATCCCTACAGGCCATGAGGAGATCAGGAGAGACAATGACCAAGACCTGGCTGGCTGCAAAAGATGATAGAACATCTGCAATTTGCAACAGACTGGATGGCCAGATAGTAGGATTAAACGAGAAATTCAAAGACACCACAACAAGCCAAGTATTTGATACTCCTCCTGCGCATGTTAATTGCAGGAGCACCTTGATTTTCGACCTTAAGGATGAATCAAATAACTAAATTTATAAAGAATAAGGAATATAAAACAACATGACTGAACTGAAAGTAACAAGGGGTGATGACAAGACATGGAATCTTACTTTTTTAGATGCGAACAAAGTTGCGATAGATCTGACAGGGGCTGCAATATTTTTCACAGTCAAGATAAACAAGGCAGATGCCGATTCGGAGGCTCTGATATCTGTCAAGCAAACAACTCACACCGATCCAACAGGGGGACTTACTTCGATCACAATCACAAGTTCTGACACTGATATAAAGGTAGAGAATTATTACTATGATTTTCAATTGGTGGATGCGGGAGGCTTGGTGACAACAGTTCTCACAGGCATATTCAAAGTCGTTCAAGACATAACAACTAAGGTGGTGTGATAACTTGACAGATACAATCAATGTCACAATAGGAACAGACACCATAAACGCGACATTAGGAACCGCTGTAATTAACGTCACGATAGGAGATGACACTATAAACGCCACGGTTGCAGACAATGCCGTGACGGCCACGATTGGAACAGACGCGATAAACGTGACTTTCGACGGGACGTTCAGCGTGAGTTTCATCAACGCGGGAAAGAAGTTCTTCCTGAACGGAAACAATGGGAACACATATTTGATATACAATACTACATTGAACAGGCTGGAATTGTTTGTAAATGGAGCCATAAAACGTGCCTGGAATTAATAATATGGAAAGACAAAAAAGATATAAACAAACAGAAGAACATATAAAAGAGAGAGTAGAATCTACCAAAAGATTTTGGATAGGAAAGAATAAGCCAAAACCACCAAGTAGAAAGGGATGTATTCCTTGGAATAAAGGATTAACAAAAGAAACTGATTTACGCTTAAAAAAAATTTCAGAGAGTGGTCACATGAAAAATCCAGAAGTTAGGAAAAATCTTAGCATATCAAGAAAAGGAATGAAATTCTCCAAGGCACATTGTGATAATATAAGTAAATCAAAAAGAGGAGAAAAATCATATTCTTGGAAAGGTGGAGTAACACCTATAAATAAATTATTAAGAACATCAAGAAAGTATTTAGATTGGAAAAAGAAAGTTTTTGAAAGAGATAATTATACCTGTCAATCTTGCGGTAGAAAAAGTGGAGATGGAAAAAGAGTTATTTTGAATGCCCACCATTTAATACCCATAAGTTTTGATGTAAGCCAAATTTTTAATGTGGATAATGGCTTAACAGTGTGTTATGAATGCCATAGGGAAATTCATTTTGGAAAGGAATTAAATAAAGATAAAGTAAGAGTATGGAGTTAAAATGAAAAAAATATTAGTAATACTACCTATAATGTTTATCCTGTTAATAATGCCTGTGTTATCTGTGGAATTAGCATTCGACAACGAGATAGGTGCTGGATTCAACTCGACATGGGATAATTTCTTCGGGAATATATCAGGAGGAAAGGCTAATTTTACAGGAAATGTAACAGCCAATTTTTATCTAGGTGATGGAAGTTTCTTAAGTGGGATAACTTCAACAGAAACAGATCCTTTATTCTCAGGGAACTTGACTGAAGGATTTGAAGGTGATCTCAAGCCAGATGTGGATAGTTCCAGGAGTATAGGAACCATAATATTAAGATGGTTGACAGGATGGTTTGATAATATAATTGTTGGAGTTGGAAACTTCACATCTATAAATATTGGTGGGGTTGCTGTAGTTTCGGGGCCCCATACAACAGACACGAATGCCTCAACAGCATGTTCAGGCACGCAGTCATATCTTGATGGGGAAAACGGTTGTGATGTTCTTAATTCCTTATCAAACTTCACTGATAATCTGGGTCATATAGAAGATAATTCTTCATGGAATCAGAGTTTTGCTGATACCATTCATGCAGCAATAAATGAACCTCTTTGGAGTGGAAATGAATCCAACGTTGCAAGAATCGGGAATTGTCCTTCGGGGCAATTCGTTGAGAATACTACTACTGGAGGGGTAGAATGTAGTTCACCTATAGGGAGTGGGGATATTACTTCTGTTCAAGGAGATGCTTTCATAACAAATGGATCTGATTCGGGAGATGTTAATCTTGTGTTTAATACCACTTTGGCAGGAACAAACTTGTCTGTAAATAGCTCAGATTTCTGGGATGGGTTAGATACATCTTCTGACATAACTGGATTAATAGATAGCCAAATAAGTGATACTCTTTCAATAGACGGAACAGGCAGCGTGGTTTGGGCGGCTTTAAATACATATCCAACTACATGTACATCTTCACAATTTATTTCTATATTAGGTGATACCCTAACTTGCGCTGCAATTTCGATAGCAATTTCTCAGATCACAGATATCGCAAATGCTAATGTAAATAGGAGTGATTGGTGGGATAATTTGAATACACCATCAGATATAAATGCAGCAGATATCACAGATGATGGAACATATCTTCTTGCAACAGGAGATACTGCAACTGGAAATTACACTTTTGATTCTGGAACTTTGTTTATTGATAGTTCAAGTGGAAGGATTGGGATTGGGATTAGTAATCCATCAGAGTTAGTTGAGCTTAGAGTAGCAGAAACTGGTAGTGGCATATTTCTGAGTGAAATCGACGGCTTTGGTATGTTACTTGCAGGAGATTTTGCAGGTACTGGTCTAACTGGGAATGAGTTTAATATTTATAGTGTTGGTTTTGGGTCAGATGGTGTTAAATTTACTGTTGAGGCAGGAGGCAACGTAGGAATAGGAACAATAACACCTCAAAATCTGTTGAATGTTTTAGGTGATGGAAATTTTACAGGAGTTGTTTACAGGAATAATCAATTATTAATAGATTGGTCTCAAGCAACTAACGGAACTCTCGCTCTTGCTTCAAGGATTCTTACTGCAGGTTCTGGTTTAACAGGTGGTGGAGACCTAACTGCTGATAGAACATTCAATGTGGGAGCAGGACAAGGGATTACTGTAAATGCGGATGATGTTGCGGTTTCTTTTGGAACAAGTTTCTTGGGGTGGGATAATCTTACAGCTTACCCTTCTGCCTGCACTTCTGGTCAGACAATCACAGCAATAGGAGATACTATA